AGATCGTCTGCAAAGACAATGGAGTTACCTGAGGTAGTTGTAATGTCTGCTGTAGACATACGAACACCGTTTACATATACGTCAACGTAACCTGCATCGTATGCAAGTGTATTACCGTTAGCGTCAGCTCCTGAAACTGAGTTGGGTGTACCTGTTATGTCATAGTGAAAACGTGCTGAGGTTCCGTTAACTGTAGAACCTGCTGCTGCCCACCCACTCGACTTGTATACCTTAAGTTCTCCTTGGGTAGTGTCAAAATAAAGGTCACCTAAATCTAAGGCTGAACCGTCAGGGTCTTGTGAGGGTGCCGAGCTTAATGCACCTAAGTATATATTGTTAAAACTAGTTGATAAGGTCTGAGCTGTGGATGCCGAAGTAGCTGCAGCAGTCGCTGAGTTACCTGCATTTGTTGCCTGTGTACTTGCCGTAGTAGCTGAACTAGCTGCATTCGTAGCCTGAGTAGATGCAGTAGTAGCTGAAGATGCAGCGTTAGTAGCCGAGGTACTAGCCTCAGAGGCCTTAGTTGTGGCTGTAGAGGCAGAACTAGCTGCAGCAGTCGCTGAGTTAGATGCATTAGTTGCCTGAGTACTGGCTGTGGATGCTGAAGAGGCTGCATTAGTTGCCTGAGTTGATGCAGTACTTGCAGAACCACTTGAAGCAGTCGCTGAGTTAGCTGAGTTTGTAGCACTGGTAGCAGCATTCGTAGCCGAGGTACTAGCCTCAGAGGCCTTAGTTGTTGCCGTTGATGCTGAGTTACTTGCATTAGTAGCAGAAGTCGATGCATTAGATGCCTGAGTAGTAGCTGTAGACGCTGAGTTACTTGCATTAGTTGCTGCAGTTTCTGCTCCAGTCTTAGCTGTTTCAGCATTTGTCTCTGCTGTTTCTGCAGCACTTTGAGCTGTCTGAGCTGAAGTTAAGGAACTAGCTGAGTTAGTAGCAGACGTACTTGATGCATTGGCTGAGGTTGACGATAAACTAGCTGAAGTAGAGGCATTAGTAGCTGCAGTCTCGGCAGCAGTCTTAGCTGCCTCAGCATCAGTTATCAGTGTGTCTATTGTATTTTGTATAGTTACAGACGTACCTGAACTTTTGTAAAATGAAGATGATGACATATATTAACCTCTAGGATTGTGAGCTACTTGAGTAGGTGTCTTGATAGTCTGTGTATGTGTAAGTAGGTTGTATTCGTTGAACACCACCATTAGTTTCTGCATCGTTTGCCTGTTCTTGGACTTCTAATAGAAACTGATTAAACTTAGTTTCAAAGGCATCTGCCCTAGTGTCTAAGTAGTAGTCTGCAGCATATGTAAGAGCTGCATAAATAAGTAAGTCAGGAGCTACCTTAGCCAAGTTGTTTTCGTCACTGTCTGCTGACATAGATGCAAACTCGTTATAGTAGTATAGGTACACGCTGCCTGAGCTAGGCTGTGGATACAGGAACAACTTCTCCTGTTGTCTTGTGAAGTGAGTAGGGTTACCTGCATAGTTGTTTGCATTTAACGACCTATACTTAGACATAGGAACCCTAGTTAGCTCAGTGTTCAAGTAGTAAAGACTGACTATCTCAATGAAGTCATTAGGTATTGTTACATACTCTGTCTGTCCTGAAAGTGTATATGTAGTTAATGCCTCTTGCATTGGTGTTCTTAACTGTCTTTGAACACGAGCTATACCCTGATCGATAAAGGTAGTTGTTAGAGCTGTGGTGATATCTGAACGGTTAAGTACGTTATTAAAATGGGTCTTTAAATCACCATAGTTCATATCTTATCCTTTTTTCTTTTTACTCTTAGGGAAACCTGCCTTCATGTTGCTATAGGCTTTACTTGATATTGTTGACTTAGACTTTGGTCTAGATGTCTTGTTCTTTTTACGTCTGTTAATATTTTCATATAGTGACATTTATAAGCTCTTTTCTGTTGTTAAGAATGCTCCTAAGTCTTCATTCTTAAGTTTGTTAACAATATCCTTTGCAGTTATGTTTTTGTCTCTCATAACGTCAAATCCTTCTCTCATCCATTTCTCAATAACAGCGACAGGTATTGATGCCACCTTCATCATGTCACCTGTTTTTTGAGTAGCTGAGGTGTCACGCTGTTTCTTTAAGTTATCTAAGTGCCACTGAGGTATTTCCTGAGTGTGTTTAAGTGCAGATTCACCTGCCTGAGTAACGAAGTCAGTATTAATATTGATGATGTTGTTACCCTGTCTGTCTTTATCGTATTTCATAAAAGCTCCTTAAATAGAATGCATGAGGGTCTATAGCCAAGGAGAGCAAAAGCCACATACCCTCATACAATTAGTTATTAGGACAAGCCTGTGATCATATGGTCTGCACCAAAGTTCATATGCTTAAGACCGTATTCTCCGACAACAGCGTGTGTGTCACCGTCAGAAGTCTTACCTAGTAAAGTTCTACTAAATGGCCTTAGTACAATTGATCTCCACATTGTAGGGTCAATTAATAAGGCATGAGTAGTTAATAGGTGTCTGTTAAGAACAATCTTGTACTCACCAAATGGAGACACATATAAGTCAACTACGTTTACTAATGTCTTAGTATTGTCGTTGAAGTTTCTGTATCTTCCTGAGGCTCCAGTAAACGCAGAAACAATCAGCGAATCTGCAGGTTTTACCATTAGAATATTTGGGTCGGAACCTGCTGTGTAGGCAGCCTGAGCAGCAACTAAGAATTTAGCCTCAGTTAATGCATCTGTAGAGTTAGAACCTGCGTCAGTTGAGTTAGATATTAACTGAGTTGCAGAGGCCATCTCTCTAGCTGCAGAACTTGAACCTGTTACTGCAGCGTTGTCTTGACCAATGTATGCAAATTCTAAGTCCTTCTTAATTTCCTTAAGGACTTTGGACAACTGGTAGCTAGTTTCCTTAGCACGACCGTACGTTTTGACAGCGTCTGCAGTTGCACTGACCTCGAATACCTTTGTAAGGATTTGAGTTGTACCAGTTCTTAGAGTTGTAGCTGTTTGAGTACCTGCTGAAAATGCTGCACCCTCGACTGCTTTGTTATCAGCAGCGTTGGCTAGAGTATCTTCTTGGTATTCAAAAGTTCTATTATGAACCTTCTCACTCTTAATTAGAGTAGTGAAGGGGGTATCAGTTGGAGTAATGTTACTGATTATGTCTGAGACATCTTCAGCTATACCCACCTGATTATAAGTAGAGAAAACTGCCATCGTTATTTCCTTTCATTAATGATGGTTATTAATTAGGTTTCCCAACGTGACATAATTACATTAGAGATATCATCTAAGTCCGTACCTGCGTTACCGAGTGCCATCGTTGCCTCTTTTAATTTAGTGGCTTTTCTTGATGAATCAGTAACTGGTGCCTTTTTTGATCTAAGGATCTTTGAAGACTTCGTGTTTTTCTTCTTAACCGTAGCTACCTTCTTACCTTGGTCAAACAAACGAGCCTTATTAATAAGTTGGATCACTTTAGGATCGACATATTGATTGACTTCATTTTCAGGTAGACCAATAGAAATAGCATATCCACGAATGTCGTTATAAAGTTGGTTGTTCCAGTTAGGAATTTCCTCTTGTAAAACCTTTACACACTCTTTAGCTGCAGACTTTAGTTGAGCCTGTTGTTGGTTTTGTAAGTCTTTATAAAATACATCAGCTTCTTCATTTAAGAATTTATACTCGTCTTCTACTGCCTTATACTCCTTGCGAAGTTGAGCAAAATCTTCCGTAGACATCGTCTTACTAGCGACCAACATGTCCACTTCTTGATATGGCTTAAACTTTGCTTGAGCTTTCTCCAACATCTTTTGGAGAACGACATTAGACTTAGAAATAGCCTCTTCAGCGTTTTTACGTTGAGTTGCCACTTCCTGAGACTTTCTTGTGAGAGCAGCCTCTTGACCGTAAAGTCGCTTAAGATCTTTAACAGATGCCTGAACTGTTTCACCATCAACTTGGATTTCAACTTGAGCATCGTCACTAAGAACAGGGTTCTCGTCTTCAACATCATCGTCTTCATCCTCATCTTCAGTTTCAGTTTCATCAGGGTCTGTCTCTTCATCTTCTTCGACCTCGTCTTCGTCTGTCTCATCCTGTAGATCGCTAGTAGTCTCTTCTTCTTGTGCGACCTCAGGTTCATCCTTTGTCTCAGGTTCTGATGGCTTTTCAGCGTCTTCCCATCGTGCAAGGATTGCATCTTCAACCTCGTCAGGTGACATGGCTGTTAATTCTTTTGTAGATTCATTATTTTGGGGTTGTACGTCATTCATGATAGTACCTATTCCTCTTGACTGTTGTTGTCTTTCTCGTTCTTTGATGTAATCTCATCTCGTACCTGAATGTCTTGTCTCAGGGTGTTAACGATATCAACCAAAGCTCGATAATGGTCGTAAGTTTTCTCTCGTGCAGTTGCGTCTTCAGGTTTTGAATTGACAAATGCTTGGAAAGTTCCCTCAACCATTCTGTTAATTGTTTTGTTAAAAACTTCCATCTTTAGAAGTTGATCAGCATCGTTTCCAATGTTGATTAGTAGCTCTTCTTTTTCCATTTTGCTTTCCTTAAGTAGTTATTAATCGTGATTTAAGCCTCACTGAGGTGTCATAAAAAGTCAGTATATGATATTACCCTGTAGGCGAGGCTATTCCTCGTACATCTTCTGCTGCTTTTAGAACCTCTAATTCAGCCTCATCTATGTACTTCTTATGAGCAAATTGCTCCTCTTTTAGATCCTGATTGTCTGAGGATAGAGCGTGTGAACTCTCGGCCTTCATCTTATCAAGCTCCAATTTCATTTGGTTCATTTGACCATCCATCTGCACCTTCATCTCAGCTAACTGCTGTTGACGCTCCTGTAACTCAAGTTGTTTCTGAGCCATCTGTGTCTGCATCTCTTGCATTGGATCAGGTTGAGGTTGAGGTAGTTGATCAGGTGGTGTTAAGAACTCTTCGACATTTAGAATGCCTTGTTTCTGCAATGCCTCTTTCATCATCGCAAATCTATTAGGTAGTTGATACATTGGTTGTAAGTTTGGATCTTGAGAAAACAAACTATGTAGTTGCATAAACTTAGCTGCGTCTCTTTCCTGTTCACCGTATCCGAGCTTTAGCTCAACCATTACATCTCTTTTTTCTTTCCAGTCTGTAGGGTCTATTTCAACAAAGTTACCTGCAATATCGACAACCTTTTCATACTGTTCGTTCTCAACAACAAGTTTGTAAACTTCATGAAACAACGGCTTAAGAAACTGATTAGCAAAGTTACGAGCTATTATCTTCTGCCTTTGCTGAGACATTGTGGCTAACTGCTCAACCATAGCTGCTGAGTTCTGCTTACTTATGGCATCTTTATTTAAACCTTGGGATAACTTTGAGACACCTGTGGTATTTTCATTTTCCTCAGATAACACCTGTAATGTCTGAAATATAAATGGGTTTAATGGTGCCTGAGGCATAGGCGATATAGCGTCAGGCCTTGATACGTTAACCAAGCCACCAACACGGTTATCAATTAATTCTCTAGGGTTAGTCAATCCACCCTTAACAACCATATACCTTGGATTGTTAGTGATAACTGCATGATCTAAGATTGACCTAGTTAATATGGTTCTAGCATTCTGTGTTGCTATTACTTTAGATGCAAAGTTTGATCCATAGAATGCATGAGGGATGGGTAGGGGGGTAAATACTATAAAAGGCTTACGGTCTACCTCGGTACATTCAAGTATAACATTACCTGCCTTACATACTTTGTATAAGTAAGCTATTCCTGTACCTTCTTTGTCGAGCATTACATAACACTCATAAACCATAATGTCTCTTACTTGATCTTGGTATCCCTTGCTGTCAGATCCACGAGATGCTCCAATACTTTCAAAACGAGCTAAAACCTCAGGGTCAGTTTCAATTTCTACATCGTCATGGTCACTACCTATGTTATCCAAAAGCTCCTCTGAGTAACCCATTTCTCTTAACTCAGTAAGTGTCTTACGAGTTCTATGAGCTACGAAGTTTACCTCATCTAATGACTTAGCCTGTGGCTCTATCAAGAACTCCTCAGGTGCTATAGATTCAATTGATACCTGTGATGTGTCTCTAGCTGTAAGGATTGTACCTGTTATAAGTCCAACTTCGTTAGTCTCGCTTTCACCTAACTCAACATTATCCTGAGCCAGTAACATGTCTAACTCATCTTGGTTTAAGTCGTTAAACTCCTCTTCGACAATCTCTTCTCTTTCATCCCAAAATACCTTAGCAATACCAACTCTAGCAGTTAAGCCATCATGGATAGCTGAGTTCATTACTGTAAATGCATCATTCTGTCTAAACATTACATAGTCGGTGTATTTACTACAAACCTCAGCAGTCTCAACATCGTCAGCGTTCTGAGGTGCAAACTTTACTATGTTATTACCTGAGGCAAAGGTCTCAAGTAGAGCTGCCTTTAGTGCCTCGACACTGTCATAAACATCCTGAGAAACAAACTTAGAATTACCGTCATGGGCAGGTCGTGGAAGTGTAGCATTGTAATACTCAGTTACTTTTTTTCGTTCCTTTGACAATTCACTGTCATAGTATCCGACTGAAGTTTTGATATTACTTTCAAGGACTGTGACGATATCACTATCATCCATCTTTGAGTATTCTTCAATTTTAGCCATATTTATACCATTTCCATGTAAAATTCATCCGTACTTTCCGTAGGCTCCCAAGCTCCTTCATGCACATAGTTTGCAAGGGCAAGAGACATGACACAGTCGTCAAAACATCCATGCTCGGCCTCCATGGCACCACTTTCAGTGACTATGTAGGTAAGCATTTCTCGTATCGTGACTTTGTCATTAAGTTCCAACTCTTTTTCTCTCATTGAGGCTCTGAGTTGATCGATGATTAAGGGTTTAGTTTTAACAGTCGTTGTAAAACCTAATTTTACAGTTTCCCTGTCAGTTATCTTGTCGTGTTGTACCTCAGTATAGAAGTTAGGGTAGGCCAAGTCTTTACCTAACCTAGTACAAGTCAATATACCGTGTGAGTTGTTTTCGACACAGATAAAGGCATCGTTGTAGTAGGTTCCCAGTTGAAACAATACTGTTGCGAAGTAGTCAGGGTGGACATGGCCTCGCCACGTTGCAACCTGTCTTTTTTTACTATCGAGAACAATGGCCACGGAGTAGTCTCCGTTCCGTATTCCCATAGACACATCTGCACCAATGACATACTGCTCTCCACTATCGTGTTTGTAATAAGTTGTTAATTCACCACGACTATGGTTTACCCATTCATCTGTTTCTAATGCTAGTCTTTCTTCTATGTCTTTAGTTTCAGGTAGTAACTTCTGAAGTTGATCAGGGTTAAACACTGGACGACCAGTAGTTAGGAATGCCTCGTCAGGAAACGATGGATACTCCTGTTTAAATAAATCTATACCGTTCTGAGCAATCTTACGTCTACGAAACATAAGCTGTGAGTTATCTAGCTTGTACTTCTTAACAAGATCTTTTTCTTCAGGTGTTCTTTTAAACTTCTTAGATACTTCTTCACGATAATCAGGATCAGTGAACCATGGAATAAATACTGGAATGTAGCCGTTCTTACCTTCGACTGCACCCTTCCATAAGTCGTAGAATATACCTGATACACCGTTTGCAGTACTTTCTATAAATATTGCTGTGTTAGACGTGTTTGGTACTGCCTGTGCAAGGCCGTTCCAAATGTCTTCAGCAGACGACTTAGGCCAAAAAGCAAGTTCCGAGGCATGACAATGAGTAATTGTCTCCCCCCTTCCCACGCTGTCTCCACCTGCTGTGGCGACCACGAATGAACTGTCAAGGATATCAAAACTTAGCTCCCTTCTACTAGAATACTTTGTATGTGGCTTAAGTATCTCAGGACAGTTCTCATGATATCTTTTGGTCATGTCAAACAATGCCCTAGTACTGTCAGCATGGTGGGTTATCACCATAGCCTTCCTAGCTTTGTTCTGTGATACAGAAAAGTATAGATGTCCACCGACATAGGTCGATAAACCCTGCTGTCTAGCCTTAAGGATTATTATCCTTATTCTACCTTCTGTTTTTTGTTGGTTATCTACTGCCTTCTGAAGTATTCGTTGGGCAGGGTTCAAGTTAAGTGGAGCAATATCACCTGACTTAGTTCTTATCTTTAATGCAGACTTTGAGTAAAAAGGAAATTCAAATAGAAGTCGTTCTCTAATCTTCTTTAGTTTCGGATCCATCTGATTCCGTTACAAGAGACGCTAAGAAGTCTTCAGCTTTAGTTAGTGCTACTTCATTCTTAGATGCAGGTTTTTGCTTGGTAAAGTCTAATACCAATCTTGCTGCAGCTAGTCTTTCTCTTGTTTCACCAACCATGTTCATGACTTCGACTGCCGTCACTAATGCCTTCTTTGCATACTCGTCTTCAATGTCATACTTTTCAGCCATTATGTTAACTAACCTCTCTGCTTTCCTTTTTTCTTCTGCTCTTATGGGTTCTATTTGCTCTTTACTGTATCCGTCAGGAACCCCTCTTGGACGACCAGTTCTTATTCTTTTCTTAGAAGACCACGACTTTCTCAATGCTCTACCTTCCTCAGTCTCCATTAGTGTGGAGAAGTAGTTTTTCTTAGGAGCCTTCTGAGGAAATCTAGTTTTTGATGGTGACTTGGCTCTTAGCTTTCGCCTATCAAGCACTTAA